TTCTTGTTGTAACTTATTAAATTTTTTGTATTTATTTGTAAGCTCACGTTGTAATCTTTTAGAATCTAATCCTACTTTTTCAAGGAAAGATTCTTTGTATCCTTGATTAGAAGCTGCTGGTTTTAGTAGATTAATAATTTGATTTAAACCATTATTAAATTCTTGTGTATTACCTTTAAGAACTAAACTTGACCTTTGAACATCTTTGTACCATTTTTTCAAGAAGGGTATATCTGCATATATTTCTTGTGGTAAATATAATAGTTCAGCAAATTTACCTCTATCTTTACCTACACGATTCAACCCTCTATCTACTAACCTGTTTAATAGTTTTAATTCTTCTACTTTAGGTAATCTATATTCCATATCTGTAACTTGATATAGTAACTTTTTAAACATAGAAGTTTGTGTACCTTTATCAAATTGTTTTACTATGCTATTGTCAGCAAATTTTTTACCAATTTTTTCTAATGATTCTAATCTTGTATCAAAGTCTTTACTTACTGGTGTACATCTTGCCATTAACAAATCTCCTTAGTTGTTTTACCTAAATCCGTAATAAATTCTTTTACATCTCTTGTACCGCCATTATAATAGTCTTTTGTTATGTATGGGTCTACATCTGTTTCAGTTCCCTTTATAATTTGTTTTAAACTATCTTCACTCTTTCTACTAAAGATATTAAACAATGCTTCATTCTTTAAAGAGTTTTGGAAAGTATGCATACCATCTATAGCTTCAATTCTATTTTTTGTAATGCTATATGAAGGAGCTAAATTACCACCACTAAGTACATCTTTTACAGTAGCTGTACCAAATACATCTAAGAATGTTTGATAACTATCTAATCTAGAACTACTTGATAATCTACCAGTTAATGTTTCTTGAGGATTAAATGTTTGAAATAAACTAAATGCATCTCTTGTGTGTCCAGTTGGTAATAGATGAGGGAATTGATATACTTCACCTGTAGTAATTTCTAATGGTATTCCATCTGAACTAAATTTACTATTAACTCCATGTAGTTTTAAATATACTTGGTTATATGCACCTGCATAATCTCTAACAAAATCTCCTGTAAATTGTTTACTAAATCTTGGACTTTGTAATGCATAACCAGTTACTAAATTGATAAATGATTCTGTATTAGTATCTATTGGTTTTGGAAAATACTTATCTTGATATTTTATAATTTTAGTAAAATCTACTCTAGGTGTCATAATCTTTGTTAAGATAAACTCAGGTGGTACATCGTTGTATCTATTTATTATTGTATCAATTTTTTCATACATGTTTTGTTTTATTTGGTCTGGATGAAATACTTCTTTATTGTTTACATCAAAATAATCTTTCCATGATTTATTATAAAAATCTTTTGCATTTTTTATTTCTAGTTCAAAGTCTTTTGATAGGTCTGTGTTTTTTATACCTAGACCAGCAAGTGTTTGATTACCCCTAGAACTAAATGCATAACTTAATGCAATATTATTTACAAGGTCTGCATTATCAACAAAGTCTATGTCTAGTTTTTCTTCTTTGAATTTTTTCTTAGCATCTTCAACGATTTGTTTTTGTTGTTCTGGTTCTAGTTTACCTTCATTTTTACGATATTCTTTTGCTAATGCTTCAGTTACATAACGTTGTTCTACTAGTGCAAACATATTTTTATCTAAGTTAGATACATTAATAGCATTTTTTAAACCTTCTCTAGCTTCTTTTAATTTGTTTAATCTATTTTGTAATGTTTCGTAGTATTCAGGACTTTCAAATCTATTTATTTTTTTCATGTAAGATTCTTTTCTTTTGATTTCTACATCTATTTTTTTAGCTGCATCATATTTTTGTACATCAGTTTTAAAGTTTTTAACAAGAGCATTTACTCCATCAGCACTTGCTTCCATAAATTCTACTGCACTACTAATAGTTTCACTACGTACACCTTCTGAGTTTGCTTTAGTAGGTTCTAATAATAAATTTTTAATTTGTGACATATCAGCTATAAGTCTATCAAAAACTATACTACTTCTTATATTAGTATTTTCTCCATATAACATTAATGATTTTGTATAACCACCAAATACGCTATCAATATTTGGGTCTCTTAATTTTCTACCAGCATTTTTACTAGCAAAAAATAATTGAGTATCAAAGTTACTAGAATATGTAGCAATATCTCTCAGTGATACTTTTCTTTGTTGTCCACTATCATATAATTTATTATTCAATTTTAATAGTTGTCTATATGGTTGTATAATATTTTCTTTTAATAAAGCTCTTTCTACTGCGCTAAAGTCTGCATCTATCTCTTCATATTTAGGACCTTCTCCTTTATCTTTTTCTCTAAATCTATATAGTTTAAATAGCCCTTGATTTGTACGAACACCATTGCCATCTATTCCAAAGAATATATCATCATATAAAGAATTAATATCTTTAAATATATTAGCATCATATCCATTATCTTTATCTAAAATAGATTGTACTAAATCAGCTATGCGTTGATAAGTTTTATTTACATCTCCTCTAACACCTATAAATCTTTGTTGTCCTGTTTTAGCTATAATAATTTTGTTTTCAGTTCTACCATCAAAAAACTCTCCGTCTCTAGAACTTCTACCACTTAATATTTTTTGAACTATTCTATTAGCGTTAATAGCTGAACCCATTACATATTGAGCATTATATTTTTGTTCTACATATCTTTCTCTAGATTCAAAATCTTTAAAATTTAAATTTTTAAATGAAGGATTACTACCTACACCTAAAGGAACAGAATCTAAAACTTGTCCTCTAGATTGTATAAAACCCTGTGCTACATCATGAGGCATTTTCCAGATAGCACTACCAGAATCTATGTCAAAGTCTCCTTCTGCTGCTCTTTTTAAATCTGCATCATTCAATACAATTTGGTCACCTTCATTTTTACTTCTAAATTTCTTTATACCTACAGGCATAACACTTGAAGGTTTAGTATGTGGTTGTCTTTCAAAAAATGATAACACTTGATAACCTACTTTTTCAGCATTCTTTACAGCTTCTCCTAATGTTTCTACATCTTTAATAATTACTTGACCTTCTTTAGATGCACCATTAACTACCTCATCAGCTGCACCTTTTAACTTTTTCACCAAAGTAATATTGTTTTTATCTATAGGTTTAAATTGTGCTGAGTGTGGTAATTCTATTTCACCAAATTTATAGTGTTGTCCGTTTTCTAATATAATAGTATTTTGTAATTTTGTATCAGATAAAAATGTACCAGGAGCTAAAACACCAGTACTACCATCTACTTTTAATCTAAACATCTTATCAAGATATTGTTGCTTTAACATATCTTCCCACATTCTTGTTTTTATTGTAGGTATAGCACCAGAATCTGCTAGTAACTTCATTAGTGTATCATTACCAAATACTTCTAAATCACTATTCAATTTATTATTTACTCTATCTGTAGAAAGTCTTTGAAATTCCGCAATAATTTTAGCGTAGTTTGCAGGTTGTTTTAAAGATGTAAGAAATTCTCTTTTTGTATCAAAACCATTTATATCTCTAATAAAGTAATCATAGTATGAATTTCTTTGAGCATTGTTTAATAAATGAACACTATTGTTAGCACCTAAAGATGCAAATTGTTTATTTTTTTTAGTAGATATGATTGCAATATTTTCAGAACCAATTGGTACTATTTCTTCTATATTTTTACCAGATATTAATTTACTCATAGCAATTACTGGTGTCATTCTATCTTTAGTTACTTTTTTACTAGCACTTGTAAACGTTACAAAATCTAAATTAGGATTGTTTTTAAATATTTGTTCTACTTTAGGATTATTGTTTTTTAAAAATGCTGTTTTATTTATAAATAATTGTGGTCCATTCCCTAAATTATACATAATAGGTTTAATACCACCAATATTACTAGAAGTAGTTTCACCAGATAAAAATGCTAACATCTTAAATGTTTTATCATTTACAATAGTAACTCCATTTACAGTACTTGCATCTGCTATACCTAGTTCCTGTACTTGTATATTGAATTGAGCTTTTTGTTGTTGTAATTGTTGTTTTACTTTTGGGTCTATAGCTAATCCTATTTCAGTATCAAATGAATCATTAATTCTTCTATTTACACTAACTAAGTCAGCAATAGTACCTGGTAATTCATCAGCAACTGTAACTTGGTTTAACTTATTATCTCTAAAATCTTGTAATTTTTTGATAACATCTGCTTTATATTCAGCATTTTCAAATGTTATTTTTCTTGCTTCAGTAATGTTAGTTTGTACAAGCTGTTTATCAAAACGTAATGCATTATTATTATTTATTAAACTATCACGTTTAAATAATCCTTTTAGTAATCCTATACCTTCTTGTCTTCTAAATCCTGTACCAAATATATTTTCACCACCTAGAGTATCAGATAATAATATATCATCTAGTATTTGAGTTAACTTTGTTGTTTCTCTTTGCCAAGCACTTCCTATAGTGTATTCGTACTTATCATCTTTTAATACTATTTCTAATTCTTTTAGTCTTGCATCTTTATTATTAGGGTCAAACTTTTGCAATACTTCAGCATATCTATTTGCTATATTGTTTAATACATCTTGATTTTTTTTAATAAAATAAATATTATCAGAATCAGCAAATCTATATATAATACCAGGTTCAGCATTCATAGGTGGTTTATTATTTAGAATATCTTTACCAGCTTTTGTTAAATCTACTTTTTCAAAATTGTTAAATATGTAATCGCTTTCAAATGCTTTTTGTCTAAATGTTTGCATAGCATTACCAATTAAAGGTCCAGGTAATCCTTCAGTATTAATAGTATTACTACTTACTTGTCTTAAAAATGGTTGTGCATCGCCCATAGCTTTTAATAATGCATCATCTATAGGTGTTCTATTTTTTACATCAATTCTTGTCATAGTATTATCTGAAGCGTTTGCATTAAACTCTAATATTTCTACTTCAACATTATTTTTTAATTGAGTATAAAATGATTTCATTGACATTCTTACTGCATCTTTTTGTGATACACTAAGTTTAGGATTTTGTTTTATAACATCATTTACGAAATCATCAGCAAATTTGTTAAAGTTATTACGATATTCAGGTGTGAAAAATACGTCTTGTATTTTTTGTAAAGGTTGTTCTGCTAATAAATCATTTGCTTTAAATTTACTATCTATAGGTAGTGAATAAGTATTTAGTATTTCACCTAGTCTTACTTGGTTTTGTTCTGTAAAATCTTTTGGAAAAAATTCACCTTGTTCTTTTATTTCACTAGCTGCTTTTTGTGTATCAACAAAATCTATTATTTTATTATCTCGCATTTCTTTTAAACGAGCATTTACTTCAGTTTCACTTAGTTTATCTGTTTTCCAAGACCTTGTTTGTGTATCATATAAATTATATCTTATTGCAGATTCATATAGTTTTATAGGATTTTTGTTAAATGTCATCATATTCATTAATGATTTCATTGCTTTCTTAGTACCAACAAACTCTACTCTATCTACTTGATATATATCATTTAAAAATAGTCTTACATCTTCAGTAAGAGTATTATTTTTAATCATATTAATACGTTGTGCTAATTGATTAACTTGTATAAAATCGCCACCACTTGATAATTCTAAACTTCTATTTAAAACACCTTTACCATCTTCTCCTTTTACATACTTTGAAAATGTATCATCAATCATCTTAACTGTGTTTTCAAATATTTGATTAAATCTTGCAGTAGAACCAGGATTATCACCAACCACTTCTTTTACTTCTCTTAACGTTTGTTTGATTACTGCTGTTTCTGCGTTACTTGCTCCAACAAATGTTTCAATAGCTGAAAAGTTATTATCTTTACTTATTTGTTTTAAAATACCAGAATCTACTACTTTAAACATTGCTTCTGTGGTAGGTCTATATTGTAAACTAGAACCAATAATACCATGGTCCATACCTAATTGTATAATGTTTCTATCTGTTTGTGTTAATAATTTACCAGTATTATCTGTTCCATTGATTAACAAGTTTCTAACATACTTGCTTGTAATTAATCTACCCATAGTTTTTATAGGCATAGCAATACTATAGTCGCCTGGTGAAGCAAAAGCCATAATATTTTTATCTCTTAATTTTTGTAATATATTTCTTGCTTGACTAGGGTCTAATCTTTTTATAGATGTGCTTTCACTAGAAAACATTTTATCATAACTATCATCAAACTTACTAACAACTTCTAAGATAGCATTCATTTTCTTTTCTAATGTTTTATTACCTTTCACTACAATTCGAGCAGCTATTGTAGGATTTTTATCAGATGTTCTAAATACATTTGAGAATTCAGCATCATTTTTAAATACGTCTAAAATACCTTCACCTTTTTTATTAGATGCCGCTCTTATAACATTTATATTTATTCTATTTAAATCTAACGCTGAATTTAATACACTATCAGAAAAATCTAATTCGCTTTGTATTTCGTGTTGATTTTTCATGTACTCACGAAAATCTTTTAAAGTATTGTTATAAGTTTCTTTAAATGATTGTTGAGTGTTTTTACCACTTGAAATTGCAAAAGCTCTTGGATTAACTTCATAATTACCTGAGCCTTTTAATATGCTACCTAGTGCATTGTATTCTTTTATAGCCGTTGCTAGTTCACCATCTATTCTACCAGATATTTGTTCTATTGATATATCCTGTATTTCAGGAGTTTCTTTTCTTCCTATTATTGATGCTTGTAAACGTTCATAACTATCTGCTAGTTTTCTTTCTATATCAGCAAAAGATTCTGTTTTAATTTCACTAGAGTATTCAATCATTTGTTCAGGAGTACTAATACCTTCTTGCTCTACACGTTTTATAAAATTATCTTTTTCTTTTTTAGTTAATTCGCTCCAGTCTTTATATCTATTACCTTCAGTTAATAATGTTTTTGATTCGCCTAATGCTATATATGCTTCGTATACTGGTTTATATCCACTTTTACTTGCTACCGCATTAGTAGATGTAATTGCTGTTTGTGAACGAACTTGAAATGCTTCTGGGTTATCAAGTTTAATTACAAACTCATCAGTCTTTGGTTTTACTTGATTGTTTAAAAAACGACCACTATCTGAGTTAGCTTGAAATGCTTTTTGTAATAATATTCTATAAGAGGCATTACCATCAAAACTAGTTCCTAAAGCTTTTAGTGCATGTTCTTGCTCTATAAGTCTTTTATCCATTGTCTTAGGGTCTTTACCTAACTGATTTACTTGATTGTAATTTTCTCCACTTCTCCACTCTAATTTTTTACCACCTTTAGTAATAAACGCACCCATAAAAAATCCAATTAGTTTATCTTCTAATGGTACATCTTCACTCAATAACATTGTTGGTCCACCAGACATTGCAATACCACCAACTAACATACGAGGACTACTTCCTATAATGTCAGCTCCCCATGTTTTTAACATTTCTTCTCTCCACTCTCTATTAACGTGAGAAGATAAAAACTGCAAACCATCTTGCATTATTTCAGCTGCTGCTTTCTTTTGCTCAGGTGTTGATTGAGGACTTAATAAAATTCTTTCTAAATTTTCTCTTGATACATCTTGTGTTCCTAGCTTAGCTCTTCTAGCTGCATTTGTTTTAGGAACATTATCTAATATATCTAATGCTTTATCATTTAATAATTTTCTAACGTTTGTGCCTGATACAATATTTGAACCAGTTAAACCAGCAAAGTAATCATATTGTGCTGCTATTCCTTTTTGTGCTGATTCTATAGATGGATTTAAATTCTTTGTATAGTTTCTACTACCAGCTATAATACGAGCAATACGTTCAGGACCTTTTTGAATACCTCCTATACCACCTGCTACTCCACCTGGTATAAATCTTACACCACCTAAAACAGAACCTAATACTAATGCGTGTTTAGAAGTTCCTTTAAAATCTTCAAGTGTTGCATCTCCTGCTAATGCATCTACACTTAACATTAAATTTTCAGCACCAGCAAATAATATTGCCTCCTCTACTACGTGACTCATAAATGAACCTTTTAAACCACTACCAAACTTAGAAGCTAAATATGTTTGCATAGTATTAATTGGTTGGTTGTTAGCTTTTGCAAGGTTTGTAGATATTATTTCACCGACTTCATCTAATAATTTACTTTTATTAGCTAGTTTAAACCCTAGTTCATCTGCTTGTTCAGTTAAATATTTACCAGCATTATCTGTAATTTTTTGTACAAAATCATCTTTATCTCTAATTGATTTAAATGTTCTATCAAAGTTAGCTATTTTTTTAGTAGTACCAGCAAATACTATATCTTGTAATCCTTTGATTGGTGATTGATAAAATGCTGAAAGTTCATTATCAAATGATAATACATCATCACTATATTTTTTAAATACTTCTTTAGCTTGGTCATCCATTGTTTTTGCTAACTTAGGAGCTGCACTTTTACCAGCTAAACCTCTTGCTACCATATTTAATCCACCTCTTACTGCTCCAAATGGTACTAAGAATCCTGCGGCTGTACCAACAGCTTGACCTACTTTTTCAGAAACAGTATCTACATCTTCTCCAGGTTCATAGAGACCAGCTGCACTTGGTATACCAAACAAAGCTGTGTCTATAAAACTTTCAGCGGCTTCACTACCTATTTCAAATACACTAGTACCAATACGTTCAAACATATTTTTATCTGATTCTACTATTTGAGGATTAATTGCTCTCATTTGTTGAGATAATGATGGTAATGTAGATGTGGTTATACCAGACAAATTTTCGTCTAGTCTTCTTTGTAGACCCTGTTCTAGGGTTTGATTGTTATTGTCAATTAGTTTTGGCATATTTTAGTATTCAAGATAACTATTGTAATCTGAAACTCTTTCTTGAGATATTTGACCATCTCTAGTGTTTATATTTTTAATTGCGTTCATTATTCTAGATTTTTCAAGCTCAGCATATTCTTGTGCATTTTCAAATAGTTTTAATGTACCTTCAATTTCATCAATAGAAGTTCCTTCTGAAAGCTCTGCTCCTAATGGTAAAGTTTCAAGTCTACCTTTTAAAATTCTCATACTTTCTTCATTTTCTTTTATAACATCATCTACAATTTTTTTATCTTGTTTATATAATTTTCTTAAATCATAAATATTGTCTATGTTTTCTTTATTTGTATAAGTATTAGTATAATCATTCCAACTACCAGATATATAATCATTATCTCTAAATGTTTTATTTAATAATTCTTCTAAAGTATCTTTTCTATTTCCTAAATTTCTAGACATTGCTTGTTCACGTTCTGTAACGTTTTTAATACTAGGAGCCATACTTCCTACTACAGCATCTTTAGATTCACTAGGCATAAAATCTTGACCTTCTGGTAATATAGAATATTTAGTATCAAACTTATAGTCTCCAGTTTGTATGTCGTTGATTTCTTCTCCTAACTCTCTATATCTTTGTCTGTACAATCTAAAATTTTGTGCATTTGATAAAGTAGTTTTAGTAAGTTTTTCCCAATTATCAACTGTTCTTTCAACTACTTGCATAGTAGGAGATTCATTAACATATAATGATGATAATTGATTTACAAGTTCTATAGAATCTGCATTTGACATTCCATAAATTTTAACTAACTCTTTAGAAAAATCACTTGTACCATCTCTTTTTAAACCACGTAATTCAAACTTATCATCTTTTTTTTCTAAATAACCTTCTACTAAAGGAGCAAACTCAGATTGTGCTAATCCTAAACCTTCTTCTATGGCATATTTTTCTGCTTGTCCACGAAGTAATTCACCTTGCTGTATAAAAAATTCTTGTTGTTGCTGTTGAAACTGTTGTTGTTTCAAAGCATACTCTTGTTGAAACTGCTTATCTTGTTGTGCTATTCTTAGCCCTTGTAACGCAGCTTGTTCTTCAGCTTGTTCTCTTCTTGCTCTTGACTCAAGCATCATACTTAAAGAGTTAATTATATTTGCATATTGTACTGCCATAATATCTCCTATCTGAATAGAGCTTCAAACATTGTATCTCTTCTTCTAGCATATTGATTTTGTTTTTTTAATAATTTACGTTGGTTTTCTAATCTTGATTCTTCTGCTATTTGAAATGATTCAGCTTGTGCTATTTCTAAGTTGCTTCTTCTACGTAGTTGCTCTACTTGTGATTGAAATTTATCTTGTTGTTGTTTTGTAATTAAATCTAATCTAGAATCTAATTGACCATAGTTAGCAAATTTATTGCTATCCATCATAGCATCCATACTCATGTTTACTTTATCCCATTGTATACCAGCACCCATACCAAGTATATCCATGCTATCTTGCATTTTATCTCTAGATGCTTCTTTAGCTAACTGAGTCATCTCAGGTAATTGTTCTAGTTGGTCTTGTAAATAACCTAATGATATATTATTCATACCAACAGTCATTCTATTTTGTGCTGCTATATTATTAGCACCACTTAATAAACTTACAGCTTGTGTACCAAGCATTGCTATTTCATATGGTGACATTATTTGTCCTCCAAGTTATAATCATACATATTCCAATTTTCATCTATTAGATTATTGTCGTATAATGTTTCATAAATATTTTTATCTTCAAATCCATAATCTATTTCATCTTGTTTGTTAAATATAGAATCTTTACCAAATACATCACCCATATCAAATCCAGGTTTTTTTCCTGTATAAGAACTTTTTTGTTCTACTTCAACACCAACTAAACCTTTATCTAGTATTTGTTTTATATCTGCAAACATTTGTGAAGGTGTTCCATCTGCGTTCAATTGATAACTTCCTTCTCCACCAACTATATATCTACTATTGATTTGATATTTACCTATATCAAAACCTCTACCTTTTTCATTAACATTTATAGCGTAAGGATTATCACCAGATTCAGCTTGTGCTATTTCACCTTTTATGTCATCCCAACTATATACTTGACTTAATTCACTATAAAGTTTTTGCAACTCTTGATTTGCTTTTCTTTTAACAACATCACTATTCAAATCATTATTTACAGTATCACGCAATGTTGTAAATCTTTCTTTCACATTTACTCTTTGATTATTTTCTCCAAAGAATGCTAAATCAGGGTTTTTATTTAACAAACTTTCTACTACTTTAGCAGCTGTAGACCATTGTTTAATACCGCCTTGTTGTTCGTAAATATATTTTGCTGTTTCTTCATTTACTTGTTCATTTAGTGCTATACCAAGTCTTAAAGAGTCTGGTGAACTATTAGCTATAACTTCTGATTCTCCTTGTGCAAATGTAAATCCAGAAGAACCACTTAAATCAACTGGGTCAACATCTTCACCAGCCATTATAGCCATTTCATTTTCTTGTACAGTTCTACCTAATGCTTTTAATTGTGCTCTTGAAAATTCTTTATTACCAAATAAAAAAGTTTCTTTACCTAAATCTTTTATTTTTGCATCACCTTTAAAAACGTCATCAAAACCTACTCTTTGATAGTTTACTTTAAGACCAAGATTTACTTCAGCTTGAGCTATACCATCTTCTATAATTTTGTTGTCTTGAGTGTAGTTATTTAATTTATCTAGATAATTAATAAATGCACCAGTAAATCCTAAAAAGTTTTGTCTAGCTTGTTCTCTCATGTTTAGATTAGCAATACCAAGTTTTAATAAACCTTGTTGACCTGCCATATTATAAGCCTTCCCTTTGTATTCACCTTTTCTAAGGGTTAGTCTTTCTAAACTTGATTTTATTCCTTCAGACATAATGCTTCCTAGTTTTTATATATAATATATTACTTATAGTCATAACTTTCAACTGTTTTATCCAGCTTTCGCCTTTACAAATTTACGTACTACAGGACTATCGTTTAATGGTCTACCATCAGACAGATTAATCCACTCACCTCTTCTTTTAAGATATTGCTCTATTTTATTAAAATTACCAGGATTTTCATAAAAAACTATATCTCCTTCTACTCCTGATTCTTGTGTAGGTACTTCGTCTACAAACTTAGGTCTAGCTTGTGTATAATGATTTGTTCTTCTTCTATCACTACTTCCACCTGCACTACTAAAAATTGTTTTACTAAATTTTTTTTCAGCTTGTTCCATTATTTAATACTCTTTTGTCTATATATTATTGACATATCATTTATTTCAAAATCAGCTGATACATCTTGACCGCTTACATCTTCAAACTTCATACTAAATGTTTTGATATTATTTGCATTAGATTGTGTGTATAATTCTATTACTGTAAAGTTAGCACTACCTACTATGTTTGTTATTTGAGCTCCAGAACTATCTACAAAATTATTAGTATATCCACCTCCGTCTACTGAATATTTAGGCAATACATTTGTGTTACCTCCACTAGCACCTTTATAAGTTAACTCTACTTTAATTACTTTCTTTTTTGCTTGTGTACCAAAGTTTAACTCTTTTAATTGCACATTAAAATTATTTATAGCTTCTGAAGGATTTGATTGCCAAGGAACAATAGTTGTTTGATTAGATGTATTTTCATATCCATATATTAGACTACCATCCCACATATTTACTAAATTTGTTTTATCTTCAGCGTTTAATCTACCTGTTCCTTTTACCCAAGAACTTGTTATCATATCATAAACTAAAATATCACCACTATTGCTTGTAGCGTTTTTAAATGATTTCATAATAATTAGTTGTTTTGATTTAGGAGAAAAACCTACCATCGTTTCTCCATCTACATAAAAACTATTCCATAAAGATTCTGATATAAAACGTACACCTTCTTTTACAAATAAATCACCTACTTGTCTACCATTATATAAATACACTCCATGTTCATTACACCAAGCTACTCCATAATCTGTTTCACATACAGCATTATGATGAGATACACCTTTATGTTTATGTGTTACCTCTAAAAACTCTTGACTCTTTGTAGCATTAATAATGTACAAAGTGTTTTGTTTATATTGTAATAATCTATCTGCGTATGTAGCTAGTCTAATAATTTCTTCACCATCGTTTACTGCTACATCAATTTTTCTATCCATAGTAAATGTATCAAATTGACCAGCCCTAGACTTAAACACACTATCGCTATAAATACGTTCTTTGTTGTCTTTATCAATTAATTTTACATTTCCTAGGTACAACCTTTGTCCAATTAAAACAGACGTTTTCCACTTGATTTGTTTAATTAGATATTCTTGTCTTAATCTTTTGTTAGCTAGAGGAGGAAAATTAAAAGGAACTCCTAATCTATACTTACCTGGATTCATTACTGCATAATTAGGCATTAGTATTCCCTTTCTTGTTGGTCTTCATCATAGTCAGGTGGAGCTGATAAACCACTATCAGCAATAGTCATATATTGTATATCGCTATCTGCTATAACGTTGAAGTTCTCATCTAATACTTGTACTCTAAACTCTCTATCTGTTCCTGGTCCTGGTAATGTTAAGGGAACATAATACGTATCTACTGTAGTTCCTGGTGTACCAGATATACCAGTCTTTAATGCAATTTTACTTCCAGATGCACCTCCTACATATAGAGGAGATACTGCTCCACCCCAAACTCTTAAGAATCCAAATCTATTATCAAACCCATTAGCTGAATTATTATTATCTAATTTAACTCTTAAAAATACTGGACTATAAGATTTTCCCGCAGTACTAGAACTATAAGTACTACCACTATTCATCCAATTAGTTCCAGTACCATCATCTTTATCATGAAACGACAAAGCTGTATTTTGTTGTATAGCATTATAAATTTGTATTCCTTCTTTTTGTGCAAAAAACTTTGGCGTAACGTTTTGTTCAGCACTATCACCTTGCCATTTACCATGGGTAGTTTCGTTTTGCGGGTCGTATATATCCCAAAAATGTTTACCACCTTCTCTTAAATCTGTATGCATTAAAAATATCCAATCATCATCTGCTTGTTCTTTGAAGTAAAAATTCAATCCAATTAAACGATTATCTCCAAATACATTATCACCAGACAAAGATGTTGGTTTAGAACCAGCAGTTCCTGCTCCTATAAATACTTGAAAAGAAATTTGCTCGTTATACAAAGGTATAGACTCTTCTATTCTATTTACAAAGTCGCTATAGAATATTGATATTTCTCCTTCTTGATTACCTTGGTAAATTGCTGTAGCACCAAAGGTAAAGTTTCCATTCCATTCTCCACCTTCAGTAGTTTTGTATCCTAAAATTAAACTACCTTTTTGTGAACTAATAGTAGAAGCATCGGGACTAGCGCTTTCCATATCTACTAATTTCATAGTTGCTCCTGATAAAGCATCAAGCTTACGAAGTTTTTGATTGCCGCTATCCCATTTAGTTATATCATGTAAATTTGTAGTATTACCCCTATCATCAGTCCAGAATAGTGATTGGTCTATATATCCAAACCATTTACTATTTTGACTAAAAGAAGCATCTCCAATACGTAATAAACCATCACCATAATAATAATTAGGTTTTATAGCACCACCAAACGTTACTTCATCAGACAAAAAACTAGGACTAGAACCATCTTTATCTCTATAATAAAAACGAACTTTAGTGTTCGCTTTGTCATATACAGCTAAATAATCATCTGGGTTATTAGCACTACCATGGTCGTAATCAGAAGAAAAATAATGTAAGCCATATCCAGGCTCAACATCAGCGGTAGCACCACTTGTAATAGCACTACCTTTATTTCCTAATCCTACTAGTCTACCTATTTTATGTGTAGATACACCATCAGCTTCACGTAAATCTATATCACGTATATCTTTAGAATCTGAGTTATCATGTATACCACCATGAAACCCTAGTATTTTATACTCTTTTTTTGGCATTGACTAACATCCACATCCGCATTCACAATTCATGCTGCCCTCCTATTTCAATGCTTTTTTAACTTCAGCCCAGATTTCATCGTCTAACTTATTATCAGACTTAGCAATAAAAAAATCACCAAGTTTTAATAATACAGCTTTTAGAATCTTTTCACTTAAGAGGCTTGTAAGTAATTTACTAACTACAATATTCATATTATCTCCTATTGAATTTCCTTTTTAATCTTATCAAATACCTCTTTCTCATCAAACCTCATACTAATACCAGGTTCATATCTTTCAATTTCTTTTCCTTCTTTTAAAACAATAATAGTAGGAACAACCTTTATATTCCATTCTTTTTGTATTACTGCACCTATAGCTTTATTATTTAAATCTATTTCACCTACATAACACAAGTCTGCAAGTTTTTCTATCTTTACTCTATTTTTAAAATTCCAAGATGCATTTACTTGAATTACTGCACATTTTTGCACATTAAGTGCTTGTATTTTTTGGAAGTTATCTAAGTTGACTGATTGTGAGCGCAACATAGATAGTGACAAGCAAAGCGTTAATACCAAGTATGATATAAATTTGTTGTTCATCTGTAAACCTCATTAGTTATTATTCATGTTTATCAGGGTTTCTTGAATCATTTTAGTATCTTCTTTAATGTCATCTACCTTTTCTTCAAGTTTATCTACTTTGCCTTCAGTATTTAATATTGAATCACGAATCATTTGGTCTTTTAAATCATACTCCATGCGTGATACTTCTGGTTCTGGTAATAGTTTAGCTTCTTCAATATCTGCTTGCAGAGTAAACCACATACCTATAATCATACCAATAGTTACAATTATACTTATTCCAGTTTCTATAGATAATGTAAATTTAGTGTCTTTACCGACTTCCATTGTATTCCCCTATTATTTATAATTAAAGTAAGGGGGATTGCTCCCCCTCCCTTTCTATTTTTCTTCTTTTGGAAGAGGTGGTATTACTTTAAATCCTTGTTCTTTCAAACCAGAAATATAGTTATACATACCACGTAATTCAGCTATTTGAGCTTCAATAGATTTTAGAGTATCCTCTAAATTCAATGGTTCTTGTTGCTCTACTTTTTCTTTAGCCATTATTTCTCCTTATTTACTATTAATAGTTCTTTAATTTATTCAATAAATAACACTTATTCAAGTTCTGAATGTACTAATACGTTGCCTGCGTAAAAGTTATTGTTTTTCGTTAATATAGTATATGTAGTATCCATATCTGCCATATACTCAAATCTATGTATTATTTTTGTACCATCAATCATTTGTATACTATTACCTACTTCTAATTGACTTGCATCTAAATCATATAAATCTTTTGTTCTTTGTGGTCTATAACTAGCCATAGAACCATCTGCTAAATATATAGGGTGGTCTCTAGTAACTATTATATAATCTGTATCGCTATACATAACCTTAATTAAATTATTATGTGCAACAAAATATGTATTTAATATTGGTACTTCTTCTATACTTTGTGTTTCAAAGTTATAAGAATAAATAATATCTCCATTATCTAAATCATAAACACTCTTCATACCATCTGGAGTATTTACAAATATAGTATCATGTATACAAAGTTGTCCTATTCCACCACCACCTCCACCTATGTCAGCGTGTTGTCCACCAAATGTATGACTCATATGAAATGGTGCAGTCTTCAAATTATTCATAATGTTAGCACCAGGGTTATCCAATGATGTGCTTTGTAATGGGTTATTAGTTCCACCAATTCTATTAAATGTATCTGCAGGTCCACTATTATCATTGTTAGGAAAAGTATTTTGTATACCACCATGACTATCACCACTAAGTAAACTTGCTAAACTTAAATTAGAAGTTTCGTTTACATTAGTAGCTTCACCAATAGCACTACCTGCTGCTCTCATTCCTACATTGCTTGTTCCTACTGCTGGACCTGCCATATATTACTCAGCGTCTTTCAATGCATTTAAATCTTCAAGTTCTTTATCTACATCTGCTAAACTTGCTTCTAAAGATGCTTTATTTCCTTCTGCTTGTAATATAGCTTCATCTACTGATATAGTTTCAGAATAATCTACTACAGTTACATCTTTGCCTTCTGCATCCTTCATAACTCTTGTGTGTTTAATTTCAACCATTTTTGTTGATTCTACAGCTTCTGCTGCACCTATCACTTTAGACATTTAACTTCTCCTTAAGTTCGTTTATTTGTTGTTGTTGTTCTTGTACTGCTTTTATTAATACCGAAGTAAGTTTAGCATAGTCTACAGTTTTGTGAGTTTCTTCTCCACTATTTAATGTATCTACTTCTACTACTACTTCTGGTATAATTTTTTCTATCTCTTGTGCTATCACACCAATATCGTGTTGTCCATTTCTTTTTTCTTTCCAATTAAATGATACTGGTCTAATGTCAAGCACATCTTTTAATCCATAATTTAAATCTTTTACATTTTCTTTTAATCTAGCGTCTGATGCAATAGTTGTAGAAAATGCTACTACATCACCGTCAAATAAACCATTACCACTAGAATCTAATCGTAAATATACATCATTTATAGGTGCAGTTGCTGAATTATCTACAGCACCCGTAGTAAGGTCATCTCTACCCATAAAAATATAACTATCTGCTACTACTATAATTCCATGGTTTGTAGTACTATTACCACTTGTTTTTAAGTATACAGCATCTCCAAAACTACTAGAATAAGAGTTATATAAAACATCATGTGTAGTTGCATTACCCCAACTACTATTGTATAATCTCAATAAAGTTCCTGGACTTTCTGCTTGGAAGTAACTACTTGCTTTACTAATACCATTTACAAAAATACCATCAGCTTTCGTTTCTAATCTTTTTGTCCCATTTACATAATGACTATGTTGGTCTGCTTCTATTACAATTCTATCAGCAGTTCCTTGTGCTCTTCTTATTTCTACATCATAATCACCATAACTTTGAACAATGGCTTCTCCAGGTGTTACACCTATTGTTAATCTTTTGTTAAAAAAGAATTGTGACCTATCTGTATAAACGTGAGCACCACCAGTATTTAATGGACCAAATTGTATATAACCTGCTGATGTTCTAAAAAGGTTTCCACTAGTACCACTTCCTAATTCTAATCTTTCTTCAGCTGTAGACATTTCAATTTTAGATACTGCATCATTATCTGAATCAGTTGTTATACTTAAAGGGTAAGCACCAGTATTATTTAATCTAATAGAGTAATTACCACCATCTGCAATCATCCACCAAGTTGGTGTGTTAGTAACACCAGTTTCATTTAATTGATATCTTGGTGCAGCAGCAGTTAATTTCATTTGCGTAGTACCGTCTATGTTTCCAGTTACATCCAAAGCACCACTCATATCTACTGCTTTATATAAATTAATAGTATCTGAGCTACTTTCAGTAAATCGCATAAACTCAGCACCACCAGTAAAAAATCTTAATCTATCATCAATATCTTCTGAAATGTAAGTATGACCACCTCTAGTATCAAAGTTAAACTTAGAACCAGTAAGTATAGATAAATTTCCATCGTGTGTAAGAGCCATTTGTTCTCCACTCGTAGTAGAACCAAAAAATCTAAGATGCCCATAAAAACTATCTATTCTCCATATACAACTATGACTTGTGCCTGGATTAATAGCTATTTCTCCACCCTCATTAGCATCTCCATTGTCATCAATAGTTAAAAGTCCACCATCAACAAGTAAATTTTTATGTATTGTGCTTGAAGTAGTAGTCCAAGTTTGCAACATTTGACTATTAGTAGTATCTCTTAAATAAAGTAAATCATCATTGGTATTGTTATAAACAAGGAAGTTAGTATTACCATTTGTAAATGCTACACCATAATTAGTAGTGATTGTGCTTGTAACATCTAAAGAACCAGTTGCAAAGCAATTACCACCACTACTTATCTTAAATCGTTCAGTACCACTTGAACTACCTGCTGTTGCACCAGTTCTAAAACTTAAATCACTACCTTCTTGAAATATTGCACTTGTAGATGAACCAGTAAAAAATATTCTTTCTGAATTTGATGTATTATTTCCGTCTTGTGCCATATTTATACCATTGGCATTGTCTCCGCTTACTGTTAATGTATGACCATTAAAAGTAAGGTTAGCTTCTCCGTTAATACTATAAGCATCATTAGATGTCATAACTCTATTATTAGAGCCATTAGCCATAGTAGGTATTTGACTTCCTTTATATGTAAATACATTAGTTCTACATTCTAATAATTCAGTCCAACTAATTGTATTACCACCAGTTGTAGCACTACCGCTTGAATAAACTATTAATCCATCATACAAATCTACTCTTGTAGCAATATCAGTAAAAGAAGCAGTATGTTGTCCAGACGATGTAGTAAATTCTATATTGTATCCAAGCTGTCCATAGTTACTACCAGAATATCCCATAGCAACACTTCGTGGATTTCCGTGATAACCTCTACCATTATCCCATCTTACTGTTTTATCTGTGCTATCAAAATTTACTCTAGCAGTAGCAAGTTCTCCACTTGTAACTGAACTTGCAGCTATATTATCTGCTGTTGCTAAACTACCTAATCCTAAATTACTTCTTGCACCACTAGCACTAGATGCTCCAGTACCACCATTAGCTACTGCTAAATCAGTACCAGACCAATTTGAATTATTGATAGTAGCACTACCACCAATAGCTGTTAAACCAGTAGCTGCAGTAGAACCATTACCAACATATAACTCATTAGTATCAGTTTTATATATTAACTCACCTTCAGCTGGTGTACCAGCATTCGAGAGGTTGGTACCTCTTTTTATTTTAATCGTATTTGACATCTAACTCCTTAGAATGTACCGCAATCAATATTGGAAGATACAAGATTTGTACTTAAATCTCCCAATGAATAACCATTTGAACCAACACTAACTACCCCAGTACCTTCATTTGGTTCTAATGTTAAACTATCATAAAATTTAAAAACACCATCTGTTGCATCTCTAAATAATCCAGCATATTTTGTTCCAGAAGATACATATTTACCATAAAATCCTATATCTGAAACATCTCCAGAATTGTCTTTAGCTAATGCTATAGCTATATCTCCTACTTCAACTACTGTAGAATTTACTGTTGTGGTTGTCCCACTTACAGTTAAGTTACCACCTACGGCAACATTACCAGTTGTAGTTACGTTTCTAAAACCTGTGACATCTTTATTGCTATCTACGACTACCGCTTTAGAAGCCTGTACTGTACCTGCTGTAGTTACATCTACGTAATTTAATTCAGCTGTACTTGCAGTCACTCCATCTAATTTATTTAATTCAGTAGTATCTAGAGTAGCACCATCTAATATATTTAATTCTGCAGCTGTGGATGTTGTAGCTAAAGTAACCACACCATTTGATGCATTAAAATCATCATTATTGAATGTAGCTACACCAAATGTACTACCATCATCATCAGCTTTAGGTATTGCAGCAATAATATTTGCTTGTATATCTTCTACTTGAGCAGAACCATTTGAAGCTTTACCACCTATGTAAAGTTTACCACCAGCACCATTATTGTTATTGTATCCTAATTCACCATACGTAATATTCGAAGTACTTGGTGCCGAAGTACTTGAATGAGAATTACGTTTGATTTGTATTACATTTGCCATTATTTTCTCCTATTGACGTTAAAATGCTCCTCCGTCTATTCCCCTCGTTTCTGCAAAATCTTTTACGGCTGCTGAAGTTGGTAATGTTGCATCATTATCATTTGAATTAATTCCTTCACTTTCAACAACTACTGTTGCTGCTTTTATGTTATCTACTTCTAAATTAGAAATAGTATTATTATCAGCATTAATTGTTTTATTAGTATAAGTTTGTGTAGCATCTAATGTAGCTACTCCATTCAAAGCATCTCTTACATTAGTAGCAGTACTATTATCTAAACTTATAGGTATTTCACTTGCATCAATACTAAAACTATCTTGAACTTTACTAGTTCTTTGAACTCCTACAGTTTTTGATACACTATTATTTTGTAAAGAAGTTTTTACTTCTGGATTTGTAGTTACTTTTGCTGTTATACCCATTATGCTACCGATGCTGTAAATGTATGTGTTAACTTAGTTGCACCCTTAGAGATTACTACATCTCCTTGTATGTGCCTTACCCAAGCATCTGCTGCTTGGTCATCTTTTTCTACTAAATCCCAATAACCTGTAAAATTATCATCAAAATATTGTATAGCTTCAGCTGGTAATGTAAGAGTTATTGTACCAGCACTTCTATCAGCAACTACATCAAAGTGTACTTCATTTTGACTTCCTGATGCCCAAACATCATTAGAAGCTGCTGTTCCATCAGTACCTTGACTCTTACCTGGTCCAGTAAATGAACTATGGTTATAATCTTTTACAATAACAGCTGCATACTTCATATTACTAGTCATAGTATGCGAACTATCTAATGTTATTACATTAGTAAAATCTGCATTTTGTTGCAATTCTATATCTTGATATTGATTAGCTGAAATCATTTTCTACTCCTAATATAAAAATATTACATTTGCTGAACTTGATTTACTAGCTGCAATCTTATATATATGTCCAGCTAACAATCCTGTAAATGTTACATCTACGCCGTTTACTGTTAAATTGTAATTACCAGCGACTTTTACGTATATTGCTCTACATGTATCTTGCTCATTAGTTGTTGCTACAACTGCGCTAATATATGGTGCAACACTTTCTTGTATCATATAATCATTTATGCCTTTTGGGTTTGCCATGTTCTTCTCCTATTATTTAACTGCAAAAGTTTTTATTGGACTAGCCATAAATACTTTATTTTTGTTACTTTCATTATCTGCTACTTTCTTATAAAATTCTTTCATATAGTATTCTTTTAATTGCATATTACCCATACGCTCAGCTAATTGTGCTTTTACGTAACAAACCACAGCAAGTGATAATACTCTATTTAAATTTAAGTGTGATGATTCACTAGGGTTACTATCTTCTGTTAGCGAAGAGGTTGTTTCTGGGTCTTCTACAACAAAAGGTTCTACTATCTTTGTAAACTCAATACGTAATCCATTTGTAATACTTTCATCTGGATATATAATTTCATCTAATAATCCACCACTTACTCTACCTTGATTATCAATAATTCTACCAGAACTACGTACTATTTTATATAGTCTAATTTTTTTACCACTGTATATGTAAACATATGTTCTATCTGTATCGTAGCTCATGGGTTTGTATCCTCAGTAACTAATGGGTCATGTTGCAATCTTCTAATTGCTTTATATTTATTATCATCTTCAGTATCTAATATACTAACACTTTTTAATGCAATCATACCTGCTGGTAGCGTGTAATCTCTTGTATCTTCTACAATGTTTTGTTTGCTAACATCAGTATCTAATTCATTGTTAGATTGTATTTCTAATATTGCATCTTTAATATACGCAATTACTAAATTAGTATCACGTGTATTTGCTCGTTCCATTACTTCTAAAATTTTCATTATGTGGTCATTCCTTGTTCTTTACGTTGTGATTGTTGTTGTTGTTCAGGAACTGCTAATGCTCCAGTTATAGAACGTAATTCAGCAACTGCTCTTTGATAAAATGCAAGTGCTTGTTGTAATCTTTGATTAGCCAAACTTAAATCTCCCTGAGATACTTGAATAACTGCATTAGCCATTTCAGGGTCTTCATCTTCTAACCAGTGTATAGCACTTAAATTTGTTTTGCTTGTAGCATCTACACTAGCATAACCACCTTCTAATATTTTTTCAGCATCAGATACACTAGCTAATCTTAACATATCTAGTGAAGCTGCATAGTGTAATGTAACATTTTCATATTCTGATAATACCCAATTTTCGGTATTTTCATCAATAATTGGGGGTGCTGAATAAACTACTACTCCTTTGTCTCCGCTTGAAGCTCCTACGTTTGTAGAGCTACCCCCTACTGGTGTGTAAGTTTGTTGTGAACTTGATAAATTATAATCAGGGTCTGGTTTAATAAATATCTTACCATTTAGTTTATAAAAAACTGGAAACATTTTTGTTGGCAATGAAAGACTATCAGATTCATCAGTTGAGTGTATAAATTTATCTGGTATTTCTTTAGCTATTCTACGTTTAGTACCTTGGTATCTATAAACTGCTAATATCTTATCATATGCTACATCAGAACCAGCACCTATTAAACTTACTCCTGCGCTACTCCATCCACTTATTTCAGTTTCAGTAGCAATAGTCCATAACCATTTTTCAGGCAATGATGACATAAGAAACTTAGAACCAGCATTAATGTACTCAATTAAAAATCTTGCTTTTGAGTTATTCCCAGTAATATTATTTACTTTTTCCCACAATTTCATAATTATATCCTAACGCAGATGAATCCCCCAAGGGAGAAAGGAGGTAAAGAACCTCAGGGGACCATCTACAATTTAGCTATTATTTCCAAATAGCGTGTGATTCTGGCATCATAAATTCAAAACCAGCTTCTGTTAATATGATGTCTACTCTCTTGTCAACACCTGTGTTTTCAAGATTTTGAACTCCTACGTATACCGCAGTATCTCTATTAACTCCATTACCAACTAATGGTCTGTAAGCTACGTTGTTCATGTTTAAAGCTAGAATCTTAACATCGGTACTATCTAAAGCAACACATCTTGCAAGATTCATGCTACCATAAACAGTACTGACTTCAGTTACATCTAGTCCCATTACTTTCTTTCTACCTGTAATGGCTAGGTCTGCGCCAAATAATGCTTGATTTCCAGCATTTGAAGCACCAGCATTAGTTTGACCAATTCCAATATTGTTCTTAAAGAACCCACCAATTTTGTGGAACCAAGTGTAAACTGCAGTACTACACATGTAAACTGTAGCTTGGTCTTGGTTGTATCTTGGGTCTTGATAACGAGACATATCTTGCAAGAAGTCATCAATTGTCTTAGTTGCAAGTGTTAAGTCAAAAAGGTTACCATAGTTAAGGACATAATCAATAGCACCTTGTGTATGAGCTACACTATCTACTGAAGCTTGAGTACTAAATAAACCAGCGTGTTCAATTTCCCACTTGTGTTCAATTAGTTTTTCTCTCCAGGTTCTAGCCCATTCATTTGGTTCATACTTAAGAGCTGTAGCTCTAGCTGTATTGGTCATACCAAACTCAGTTCTAAAGATTTGTGTTTGTCCAAAACCTGTTGAATATGGATTATCTTTGTAGCTTTCTCCAGTTAAAGAAGAACCCTCTCCGTAAGAATTACCTACGACATAAGAACGTTTTGCTTCTAGAGATTCAGCAATATCTTCGTCATGTACTACACAATCTGGAGCATTTGAAGAAAATGAAGCTAATTCAACTACATCAGGTAATCTTAAAATTTTACCTGTAACTAATTTAACTTCTGCACTTGCTGCGCCACCACCACCTGATAAGTTTTTAGCCGCTTGAGCTCCTACTGCTGTTACACGAATTAACGCATAATCACTAACTGCTCCACCGCCTGCTGTTCCACTCATAGGAACTTTGATGATTTGATTTTTCATAATCCATTCAGGTGCTGTACCAGCGTCACCAACTTTGATTGCTCCGTTAGCTTGACCTTGAATATTTTGAATATTACCAGCACTAAAATAGTCTGTTGCCATATATAGTTTCACTTCTCCACCTGCTGATAGAGCTGAATCGTCTGATTCTTTTAAAGTTGCATCGTCAAATTTGTCTGCTGAACCATTATAGAATCCTACTACATATGCGTATCTTTTGTGAAAAGAATGTCTCTTTTCGGTAAACTTAAACTGGGGGTCATCAGTTGGTTTCTTTGCTAATGAAGAAACTAATCTAAAGAATGGAGTTTGGTCAATTGCCAATTCTCCGAATCTTTCAGAAAAGTCGTATCTTCTACGTAAATCTCCTGTGTTTAGTGAAGAACCTTGTGATGCCGCAAAACCCTCGAATAAGCCGTCACTTGTTGCTAATGCTAATGGACTAGCACTAGGGTATGAAGTATCTGCCATGTTGTTACCCTCCTAGGGATTGTTGAGTTATTATTACATCAGTTTATTTAACTCAGTTCCTTCAGCTAACAACTTGTCAAAGACTGCATCGTCTAATGATTTTTCTTCTCTTTGTGTATTCCCGCTTGATGCTACACTAGTAGGCATTTGTCTAACATTTTTCATTTGTTGTATTACTTCGTTTCTAGTGTTATTAGCGACTTCATTGTCTCTATTATCTCTATTTTTTAAATAATAAACATCTTCCAATGTTAATTTGTGAGATTTTGCATATTTCATCAAATCATTATAGTCTTCATCTGAAACATCATGTTTTGATTTAAAACTAGTTTCTTCAGAAGCTCTACGTGATTGTTCAGATTGTTTTCTTGCAAAATCACCAAGCCTTCTTTGTACAACTCCATCTACTGTTGCATTAAACAACTTTGCAGATTGAGAGTCAGGGTTTGACAAAGCATCGTCATAATCAAAAACGAAATCTTCATCTAAGCCAAGTTGCTCTTTTACGCTCTTAGGAGCTGAGCCACCACCCTCAAAATAACCTCTCACATGAGAAATTAAATTAGGGTCCTCTTTCATCGCATTGAGTAAAGGCATATATGGTTCTAAGTCTTGCAATTGATTGTTAAGTCTTTTTGCTTCTCTTGACGAATCACTATATCGCTTTTCCCAATCTACTGAAACTTGTTCAGTATTTTGCTCTGCAACAGGGTCCTGAATTGGAGTTGTCTGTTCTACTTGAGCTTCTACGTTTGGCTGTTCTAGCACTTCACCCATAACTTGTCTATCAAGCTGAGAAAAAAAATTTTCAGCCACAGTATCGTTCTCAGTAGGGGTTACATCTTTAGATTCTGCACGTTGTGCGTCATCTACTAGTAAGTTATCCTTGTTATTTTCCATACTGTATTTCTCCTTCTAATTTACTGTACGTTTTTTTCATTATCAACATTTTCTTGTTGAATCTTTTCTTTGTCTGCCATACGACCTCTAATTAGTCGTTGAGCTGCAACACTTCTATTTAACTCTTTATCCATTACTTTAGAGCTTTCATTTAATTTATCTTTGATACCAGCTTGTACTAATTGTCTTTCTAGTGTTTCAATTGTACCTCTTTGACTTTTCATAGCATTTTCTGCGTTTGTTAGTTGTTGTTGCATTTGTGCATACATACCTTTACGTTGTAATAATTGTTTTTTATTACGTATATCAGTTTGTTCTAACATTGCTACATCGTCAATTAATCCAGCTTGGAACCATTTGAAATATTCTTCTTGTAATGCCCATCTATTAAGTGGTTGTGTTGAACCAGCAATAATTCTAACATCAAATTTAGCTGAAGCATAATCATTAAATCTTTCTACTACTTTACCAAAGTCGTTGTAAATAGGAATGTTAATAGAAACTTGTTGTACTTCACCTTGTGTTTGTCCTTGTTCTGGTTGTACAACTCTAAGCACTTTTTGTGTTGTATAAGTAAATTGTGCAAATTGCATATATACTTTACCTAAATGTTCAAGTGCTGGTTCTACTACATTATTTACAAATTGTCTAATTCTTCTTGTACCATATTCATCCATTGCTAATAAACCACGATATGTTTCAGAACTAGGTCTACCAATACCTTGCATACTTGATGATATACCACTAATATATTCTATATCTTGTTTACCTTGTTGAGTTACTGTATAAAATGCATTGTTAATAGGTAGTGGTTGAATTGGATTAGGAGGTTGAAATCCTTGTCTATATTTCAACATAGCTCCAGGACTACTTGAATATTTTTCCCATTCTTCTTCATCAATACTTCCTTCAGTATATAACCATCTAAGATTAGATGCTAAGTTCGCATTGTGTAACATTATCTGATGTGATTTATTTATTTCTCTTTGTTTACCTATCATAGGTATTACTGCACTAACAGCATAAGGTGTATTAGTATGTTGATAAGGTATTGGAATAATTGGATAATCTTCTATAGGTAATATTTGTTCATACAAAAACATATCACCAGCAGAAGCAGTTACTTTAATTTGTGTTTTAAAAAATGGTACATTTTCTACTACTTGCTCTCTAAAAGATGGGTCTTTAGTTAAAGTTTCAAATTGAACTTTTGACATAACAATTTGTTTTGTTCTAGTTTGAGACCTAATTAATTGTGCTTCCATCAATGCTCGTTGCTCTTCTATTCTTGATTGCATTTGTTCAAATAATTTTTGAGATTCAATTTCAGCACGTTCTTCTAGCATTTCTCCTTTTTCTACCAACATTTGCAATTCTTGTTCTTTTTCTTTCAGAACTACTTCCATTTCTTCTTGCATATCTAAAATATCTTTTTCTGTAGCTTCTTTAATTTTAGCTAGTTCTTGTTCTGTAGGAGGTTTTCTTAACCAAACATTTACATGAGGTATTTTTTCTTTAGTATATACTTCATAAAAATCAAGTATATCATCTCTTTCTCCCTCTAATGTATAAGCTTCATGCTCTAAATCACCTGGTTGAATACTATCTGATTCGTGTACATCTCTATTAGAATATTGTTTTGTTTGTGTCATACCTGATGCACGGACGATTTTTCGTTTCATATCAGGGAACATTTGTATTAATGATGTTTTAGAAATGTTTTTTTGTACTATAAGATAGTTTGCATCTCTAAATAAAAAGTCTCTACTCATAGGGTCTACATATACATCATAAGGGTCTATTGATTTATAAACTACTTCACCCATACCATTATCAGCATCTGGGTCTATTTCTACCTTAAAAAACCCTAAACCTTTAACAAGTGAGTCTTGTATTACTTCTGAAAATAAACTTTTACCACTAGATAAATGCCATGAATGTTCTGCAATCATACTATGAATATGTGCTATATCAGCGTCGCTACCTTCTACACCAATTGCCTGCCATCTAGGATTGTTAGCAGTAATAAAAAATTTCATAATATCAATCGCTGGTGTTATACGATTAATAATAAAGTCTGGCATACCACCTTCTCTTAGGTCTTCTTTTTCTTCAGCTGATAATTGGTCATTTAAATAGAAATCCATTCCTTTTTGAGAATCGCTAAACCATTTTTTTCTATAATAATTATTAGCTTTATTGAACAACTCTCTATTTGTTTCTGCTTTGCTTTTACGTGCCATATTAATCCCTTATTTCAAAATGTGGTAAATCATCAAAATTATTATCTTTTAATTCTGTGTCTCTATCCCAATCTCCACCCCAACGAATACTTAATCCCATAGATGCTGCAATACCCATAACAAAACCTGCAAAATAAGTAAAACGTTCTCTATCTTCCCAATCAATAGGGTATGGAGCTGCATCTACAGCTAATGAAGGATATTGGTTATGCCTTCCTTTAGGATATTTTAGTTTACTAAAACCTTTTTCAAACAATTCATTTTGTTCTTTTTCTCCACGATGTCCTTGTAGTATTGAACAATCAAAATCTTCAACTACTTTTTCAAATAGTTCTATTAATCTTGGGTCGCAAGTGTTCAATCTTTCTTGTGATTTTCTACCAAATTTAGGCATTATTGTCTCTTTAAAAATTCAAATATATCTGAATCTTTTAATATTTGACTATTAGTTTTAGCATCAGGAAAAGCACGACCATACTCTTCGTCAGTTAAAGACATAGGATTTTTCAAAGCTTTATCAAATAAATTAGAATCACCATCTATTAATAAATGAAAAGGTTTTTCAGCCATATTTACTAAATCAGGATTATTATATATTAACATTTTTTCTTCTGGTATATTATTTTGTACATATAGAGCATACTCTCTTTCTGCTCTTTTTGTTTTTTTACCATACATACCATCTACATCTACGCTAAATCCTACTTCGTTTAATCTTTTTTGTAAATCTTCTACTTCCTCTTTACTATCATATGGACCAAATTGTGTATTCATATTCATTTTATCTTGCATTGTTTTCTCCTAAGCTACTATCCAGCTTTTTGCTTTACGTTTTGGTTTATACCATTTTGGTTTTTCTGTACCATTGTTTGCATAATTAGGCGGAAATGCGTGTAAATTTGCATAATAAAGTGCTTCAATTGTATCATCATGCGCCATTCTTGGTCCGAAAGTTACTATTTCGTTCACCAAATCAAACATATTTTCCCTTAAATATAAGGAACCTACAGAAAAAATACCAGATAAACCTGAATATATTCTGTTTCTTTTTTGTTGTCCACCTGGTTTTTCAGGTATTACAGCTATATCATAACGATTAATTCTTCTTCTTTCATCGTTTAATGCTTGCAGAATACTACGATTCATAGCAACATCTTCTACTGTAGCTTGTTTGCAATTATATTTTTTGTATGCCTCAATGATATAATCTACTACACCTTTTTTATCTATAATGTTTCCATCAACATCTTTTGCTCCTAATGTAGGAATACTACGATGTCTTTCATATTCTAATACATAACGATTATTATTTGCATCAACTGCTATTACCATAATTACACTAAAGTCTGCATTTTTTGTATTAATATCTGTTGCTGGGTCACATCCAATAAATGTATTCACAGGAGTTTTTGCACCATCTATATTTATGTATCCTTGTTTTTCTCCATCATCAAACTCATAATATCCTTCCCAATATTTAATATGTTTTCTACCCCAAACTGAATCTTCTTCAGATTGTACTTCCATCATATATTCTTGGAAAAACTTACTAGGTGTTCCACTATCTTGATAAAACTTTTTCTTTTCTTCTAGTTTAGATAAAGGAAACCAGCTATCCCATAATGATGTTCCATCTGGTTGAATCGCTTTATAAGTGATTACTCTCCACGCAAAATCATCTTTGCTTTTTTTACTACGTTCATAATTAATGATGAGGTTATTGATAAAGCTATCATAGTGCACAGGAGTGCCATTGACCCGAAGACGACCAGTATGAGGCTCAATAGCAGGATAAACAACAGCAGTAACGAGATTGCTATTCTTAGCCCGTGCTTCAGCTGTAATAGTATTTGCTTCGTGTTCAAAGTCGTCAAGAATGATGAGGTCGTATCTTTTGTGTAATTTAGCACCCCCTCTAATACCCGCAACATTCGATTTACTAATAAGTTTACATCCATTGGCTAACTCCACATCTTCTTCTGTCCATTTTTTTCCCTTCAAACTACCAAAGTAGTATTTTATTTTTTCATTGTATTCAAAGTGGTATTTAATATAATCCATATTACCAGTACTTAATTTTTGCGTTGCTGATACCCAAGCATAAAACAACATATCATCTTTTGGACAAAAACAAAAATCTTTAATAATAGAACATTTGGTTAACACAGTTTTTCCGTGTCCTCTAGGTAAAATAACAGCTAATTGTTTTACACTATTATCATCAATAGCATCAGCCATTTCGTAATGGAATGGAGGTGTTTCACTCCTCATGAAATCATCAGGAAGAAAAAGTTTACCAAAAGCTATTAAGTCTTTACTTGCTAGTTTTAGTGCTTTTTCTGCTTTGCTTACGTTGTTCTTGTTTATGTTCATCTTCCATAAACTTTTTAAATTTATCTTTGTCTTTTTTCATAATGATATATTTATCTAAAATATTATCTATCATTACAATATGTTGTTGAAGTTGCATCAGATGTAGTTCAATACCTTTTATAGCACGAACCATATCACCTTTAGTTACCCCTTTTCTTTGTATCGGCATAATTTCCTACCACTTTACTTTGTTAGCCCAATATGCAGCTGACATTTTTCCTTTGGCTATATTTTTTCTATGTCTAGCTTTAAAACTTTTACGTTTCATTCTAGTTCTTCTTGATTCTCCTGCTTTTGGTTTACCAGCAGTTTTAGCTCCTTGTTGTCCAAAACGTATTGTTTTGATTTTATCTCCAACTTTTGCTACTACAATATGAGATTTTTTAGGATGATTAGGAGTGCGTTTAGGTTTATTATAACCTGATACACCAGCTCTTGTTAATCTAGAGTCTTTTTTCTTAGCCATTATCCTTGTCCTATATAACGTTTTTTATAATATTTTTTACTAGCTTTAGTTCCGTACTTTGTTCTTGTACTTTGTCCTTGTCTAGTTTTTTTCTTACCATTCGTATGTCTTTTTACTTGTGGTCTTAGTCCTCTCATTTCTTTCTCTTACGCTTTACAAATGTTGAAACATTCGTTGGCTTTCCCCCTACTCCTTGTTTTCTAGCTCTTTTTCTTTTAACCGCACTACGTTTTTGAGCAGCAGTCATAGATTTAGCTTTAGATTTTGGTACACATTTTGGGTATCCTCGTTTACTTTTACTTGCAGATTTACGCCCACACTTTTGGTATTTACCTTTTTTCTTAGGAGCACCAATGTCTACCCATTCTTCAGCAAACCACTTCTTTAAACCAGTGTTTGCCATTATTTGCCTTTTCTATACCCGCCACCACGTTTTTTATACTCTCTTACTAGCCAAGCATTAGCGTAAGCAGAAGGATAAACCTTAAACTTTCTTTTTGCTGCTGCTTTAACTCTAGCATATAACGCTTTATTTGTAGGTATATTTTTAGCCATTATTTTTTCCTTTTCTTTTTTAGTATTGCTTGTTGCAATTTTTTAGGTAATTTTTTTTGACCAGCAGTCAATTTTTTACCCATTTTCTTTTTTTTCATTTTATGTTTTGGCATTATTTTTTTCTCCAAAAAGTTTTAGCTTTTATTTTTGATTTTTTACTTAACTCTCCATAATGAAAAAGTTTCACACTACTTTTACCATGTTTAGCTCCAGAATGCAAACTACCATCGGGCATTTTATGTGTTCCTCCTTTATGTAAAGTTCCATCTTTTTTATAATGGTTTACACCCTTCATTTCTTCTTTCCTTTTTTCATACCTTTTTTCTTAGATTTTTTCTTAACCTTTTTCTTTTTCATTGGACTTTTATAACCATACGCCATTTTAGTTCTCCCAACAGTTTATTTTATCTTTAGTAAATTCCATTGTTATCCACCCAGTTCGTTGTATTCCATAAAAAGAATATCGTGCATAATCTGCGTAGCGTAAAAATGAACCTCCTCTAATATACCACTTTCTTTTTAAAGTTTCCAGACCTTCTTCATCTATCGTTAGAGAATCTATAGGTTTACAATATAGTTGATGATTATGTCCTAAGAAAAATACATCGCCATCGCTATACACTGATGCCATTTTATCTAACTCAGTATCACCATTTTTAGCACCACTTTTACCATGTCCACTAACCATATACCAATCTTTACCTTGAATAGTAATACGTGCATATCCAGGTAATCTATAGTAAGGAACACCCATTTCACTTGCTAATGTTTTACAAATATCAAAGTCTAGTATATTAAAACTACGTAAATAGTCATGATTACCACCACGAATAAATAAACATTTATCAGCAATTGGTTGTACTAATTTTAAAAATGCTAAGTATTGTTGTTCAGGTGTCATAGATTGTCCACGTTGATTAATGTTATAGTTAGGCGGTATAAGTTCTATCATATCACCATTACCAAACCATCTTGCATTTGGGTCTTCGTAAATAATTTTTATAGCTTCTTGGAACTTTTTCATGTCAAATTCGTTAGCACCTACGTGTACATCCGTTAATCCGTGCACTCTAAGTTTTTCATCGCTATCAACAGCAAATACTTTACCTGGTTCTATTTCTAATTTGTCATACTCTTTTACATCGCTAGGTATAGGTATTGAAAACCATTTACCGCAAGACTTACAACTATATTGTTGTTTTAAGCCTTTTTTAGTTCGTTTCTTGCCCTCTTTTTTAGTGAGCATACTACTACAATGTGGACAAATCATTAGTCCTCCTGTGTTGTTTCTGGTAATATTTTGCGTTGAGCACCTTCTATTTCATCGGGACTAAACCCTTGAAACAATCCTACTACACCCGTTTCTACTTTTTTAACTTGATTGCCTAACGTACCTATAGCTTTACCTAACTCTTTAATAGATTGTAATGCTATATTTTGGTCTTCGCTAGTATCAGCTAGTTGTTTTAACGAACCTAATATGTATGCGTGGTCAATGCCTAATTCTTTAGCTACTTCTTTAGAAGTTTTTTCTATTTCACTCATTACTCGCTCCTGTTTTAGTAATATTACTGCTTTTTTACGTGCAGTATTACGATTTTTTTCAGTAAACGCTTTCATGTAAGCACTTACAGCATCCTTTCCGACTGCCACGCTAGTGGCAAAAATTTTCTCTTTATTGGTACACTTCGTGCGTTGTTTAACTCTTTTGTTTGTATTTTTTATTTTTTGTGAAAATGTGTATCTATTAGGGTGTTTGGCAAAATCGGTATCCATATATGTCTTTGCACTACTAATAAATGTACCAACAATAGTTCTGACATAACCATTATTACTAGAATAGTTTTTGCTATCCTTCGGATGGTGCAGATTTTTAGAAACTTTTAATAACTGTACTATGCGCCCATCATCGCTAAGTACCCAATCGCCCTCTTGCCCTTTTCTCCAATCTTTAACAAGAGGGGTCACTGGATATTTTTCTTTAAATTCTTCTCTAGTATCGTATATATAATGACGAACACCTTTGATTACTTTACTTTGAGGCATTCTTTTTTTCTAGTTGTTTATGTAATGATTCAATAAGATGTAAAACTTGTTTATGTATAAAATATTTTTTTCCATTAATTTCTATAGGTACACTACTAGTTCCCTCGTCCGCATCCATGTCGTCTATTTCATTTAATACATAACCTTCTTCTTCTATTTCAGATATAAGTATTTTTTCTAGCTTTACAAGTTTTTGTATATGCTCAAGTATTTTAACTTGTTCTTTATACGGCAACTTGCCTAGCCATTTTATTGCTATTCCCATTGATTTTCCTTGACAAACTTTAGAAAACACCTTATTTTTAAGCTACCTAGTAGCTACTAAACAGATAACTAAGTTATATAACTAGTTCTATTTCTTTTTCTTTGGTACTTTCTTTTTCTTTAACTCGGCAGCTGCTCGTTCTTTTTCAGCTAAAATTTCTAAGACAGCTTCTTCAAGCATCTCTTGTTCTCTTTGTTCAGCTAATTCAGCTTCTCGTCTAGCTACACCAGTTAAACCAGTCTTTTCTAAGTCTTTAGTTGTATACGTCATAATATAACTTATGTATAACCCATGTTATTTCCAAGAAAAATTATAGCATTTTGAAATGGACCTATATACACACACCCTACCCCCCTTCGGTGGTTTTTGAATTATACTTTTTTAGTTATATTCGAGTTTTATATTAACCAACTAGGAGGTTGTAATCTATGGCTAAGATTATTACAGACGAAGCTAAGTTAGCTTTGTTCCAACAGTTTTGTGCAATAAACATCGGTTCTTTACAAAGACAGATGCAATTGTCAAAGCGACCAGTACCAGATTGGGTTGTTCTCAGAACTTTCAACAGTATTATCGAGTTCGGTAATCAGCTTGAGATGTCTGATAACTCCGCAGTTTCTAGTATGTTAACCAACGTACTAGCGTCTACTGGTGTTAATGTTACTGAACAGTAACGGGACTGAAGTCTGGGTAGTACTTCATTAATCAACTACCCTTTTTTCTAGTAGTATTATTCTATTATTATATATTATATATGCATATATGTGGTATATATGATAGTATTAGTCGTATTATAGAAGGAGAGGTAACACCCGCATATATATACACATTATGTGGATAACATGGGGATAAACATAAATCCTCTTTAAAAAGCTTCTGTAACAGCCATTGCGATGTCGTAGCTTACCGAAAGGTTGAAGCGGTCAATATGGCTGAAATACGACTTTTATAGCACATCTCTAGTAGATAGAGCAAAGGGAGGTGATGCTATATGAGATATATTCATATCAATGCAGAACTACATAAAGATGACAATGGTCGTTATCTACTTATAGATGATACTGGTACATCAGTAAAAATCTATGATATGATAGACCTTGTTATGTATATATGTAGATTCTTTAAAGGGATGCAGTAATGTGTCCCTTATACCTAAACCTTAATCTATGAAATGGAGTGAACTATGAACAGACAAGTAATAAAAGAAATTGGTAATGTATTAACTAGTGGGTATCTTAGTAATAATAAAGTATTTACTATATTATCTTTATTAGTGGCTAATGGTGGCGCTAATACAGATATGACCATGGAGGAAATTGATAGAGTCCTTCGTGAGTATTTTACTATCAAGAACTAAATTATGAGGGAGTAGGTAGAGCGACTAAGCAATCATTATATATACCATTAGTTAGTTCACTTCTCCTACTTCCTTATATTAAAAGATTTGGTCCATTCTACCATAAAAGAATCGGGTGTATATGCTCGTTAGATAAACTTGGAAACAAGGATAAAGTGTTTTGTGGCTTACGTAGAGCTAACAAATGCGACATTATTTATAGTGTTTAAGTATGCAATTGGAATACATAGAATACAACAAGGTAAGTCCTTCAGGCGCTGAGTTGGAGTCTATATTGGTGTATCAACATCAATTGAGCTAGTAATAGCAACAGGAATAATCCATAGGGTATGACATAATGGTGTAGGAGCCAGGTTGTTATATTCAGTCGGTGTATAGATGCTTATGCGAAAGTGTAAGTATAAGACAGCCAAGACCATGTAAACCTTTTCCTATAAGGAACATAGAGATGTGCTAATCAATAGATTTCTCAAAAGGAAGTCCTGATTGCTATTTCAAGCGCACATTTCATATTGATAGTCTACCTTTTTATGTATGAAAAGAGTCCATTAAATTGGAGTTAAACAAACAGACGAGTGATTGGCAGAACCAATCGGAGCAAGTCTTGAAACTTCTGAGAGCATAGAGCCCTCGAGCATCTTTGAAATAGAAGATGTCTAGATGAACTTCCAAGTTCGCTAGGTATTCCGAAACGCTATTCACTGGGTGGCAATCCAGTAATAGTTTAGTAGGGGTAGAAATAACTCAGAAGTAAGAGTGATAGGCGATACCTATTGGGCTTGATATAATACTTGGTGAATAAAAGCTAAGTGGATATGCCTCCTAACAAATAAGGGAGTTTTAGGGAAGAACCTAAGCTAAAGTTATATCATTGTAATCCGTAATCTCAGGATTCCAGTTTAAAATCAATCAATGAAAGAAGGTGAACATGAGAGATTTACAGGCGCCGTTTGAACAAAATGGTAGTAAAGATTATGATACGAATTTACATTCTGTTGCTTGGTGTAGAAGAACAAAAGACAAGAACAGTAAAGTATACTATATTGCAAAGTTTGGTCAACATCATGTGTATCAAATAACTAAGAATGATTATTATGATGATGCAATTAAAAAGTTTTATGTTATGTGGGATGATAATGTGGTAATGACTGATGAAGTAAAAGACTATAGAAAGAAATACAAAAACATACATGTTATACCACGTTATCAAGTTTGGAAAGTGGTAAATAGTAAATTTCATAAAGTTTCATGGTTAAGTTTACAAGATGATAAACATGGTAGACCTTATTACTTTATACCAAAAACCAGAGTGATTCCGTTCAAGACTGATACGAGGTTTATTCTAAAGAAAGATTACTATATATTTCATCAAGATATAAATAAAGATTTGACGATTAAAAATAAAGCGAGACTATGGTATCCAGTACAACCATGGGCTTTTCAACCTTGAGGAATAAATATGAGAAATACACCTAAACCCTATCAAGAATATTATTTAAGAGTTCAAGATACGGATAATAGAAAAAGTAGAGCAGTATTATCAGCATATGCAAAGTACAGACGTGAAACATTACTTGGTCGTATTGCAGATAGATTTGATAGATTAATCGATATAATCAGAAAAAGGAGCTAAACATGGGATTTGATTTATATGGTGAGAAACCAATACAGAATGAGTTTAAACATCAAAAAAGATGGGATGAACTTTCATCTATGTCTTACGATGAGCGTGAAGAAAAAGGACTAAGTGATGAGTATTATACTTTGATGAGTAAATACGAAAACGTAAATCCAGGTGCATATTTTAGAAATAATGTATGGTGGTGGAGACCTTTGTGGTCATTTGTTTGCGAGAATTGTGCAGACATACTAACTGAAAAAGATATGAATGGTGGTTGTTATAATGATTCACACGTAATATCTAGAAGAAAAGCTGAAGCAATAGCTAAAAGACTTGAAGATGCTATTGAAACAGAAGAAACCAAAGCATGGATTCAAGAACACACGGATAACTTAGAACAAGCTAAACGTAACAATAAACAAGTAGAAGCTGAACTGGAAGAGTTAAAGAAAATAGTTGAGGTAGAAACAGGTAATCCTGATGTTTACCCAAATATATACCCAGATAAATTCAAGAAAAAGTATGATGAGATTTATGATAAAAGAGATTGGGCTAGTAGTTACCCGTTTAACAAAGACAATGTTATTAATTTCATTAACTTTGCAAGACAATCAGGAGGATTTTCAATATGTTAAGAGATAAAACTCAAACATTGCGTATTCTCGGACATCTAAAACGATATGGTAATATTACATCTATGGAGGCATTTCAAAAGTATAGTGCTACAAGATTAAGTGCAATCATATTTAGATTAAGAGAAGAGGGCTTTGACATTGATACTAGAAAAGAACACAAAAATAATAAGTCTTTTGGTAGATACGTGTTAGAAGACACTCAAAATAATCTTCAATTACTATACGAGTATAGAAGATTAGTAAATTAGGTAATAGATAGGTGCTATCGGAGTGATAGTTAAATGGTTACGTAATAATACAGCCCTCTATAGCCTGAAAAGGTATTGACTATAACCTGATAAATCGTTATATTCTACGAGGAGGATTCATGATAGACATACCAAAAATATACAACGAATACTTGCAACGTAAAAGTGTAGAAAATCGTAAAAAATATGAGAAATATAAAGGATGGTTTTCAGCTAGTAGCGCAGGTAGTTGCTATAGAAAACAATTACATAGAAGACAAGACTTAGAGCTTGACCCTATGAATGAAAAGAGTGCTAGACTTTTAAGATTAGGTACATTAGTACACGCTGATTTTGAAGAAGCACTAAAAGATTTTGACATTGAAGAGCGTGTAGATAAACCAGATGAGATTCAAGTACTAACAGAACATAGAATAGAGATACCAGAACTCATGGTTGTAGGACACTTAGATGTCGGTGTAGTAAACCTAGAAGGTGAAATGATACATGTATATGATATTAAAACCGCAGGTGCTTGGAAATGGCGTATGAAGTTTGGTAGAAATCCAGATAAAAATCCAAGTGTGAACTACGAATTACAATTAGCTACATATGCAATAGGATTAGGTAATGAAAAAGATATTACTGATTTAAGATTATCTATTATGTGGTATAATAAAGACAATTCAATGATGCGTGAAGAAAAGATTAGTGAACTATATCTTGAAGAAGCGTTTAATTATTGGACAGATTTAAATGAAACTTCTGATAGCGTTGCAGGTAAACCTGAAGCACTAACACCAGGCGAACAGAATGTACCAGTATATAACTGGGAATGTAAGTATTGTGAGTTTCAGGGTAAATATTGTCCTGGATTGTATAATATTTAGGAGAAATAATGAGCAAAGAAGAAACGCATTGTTGTTTGTGCAAGGGTGTACTAGACGACCCATACGGACATAATGCTGAGCCAATAATGACAGGTAGATGTTGTAGTGTATGTAATATGTCTGCAGTAATACCAGTAAGATTAAAACTTTTACAGATTAGTTTAGATAAAAATGGAGGAAATAAATCGTGGAAGAAAAGAATAAAGTAACTAAAAATGAATGGATAGCTTTTTTGGAGGTAAGACAAGATGGGCAATATAATATGTTTAGTCCTGAAGCTAGGCATAGTGCTGGTCTTGATAAAGATAAGTGGAAAAAAATCATGAGAAATTTTGATGAATTATATGAATATTGGGGGGATTTAAATGAGTGCATTTCAAACGTTAAGTAAAATAGATGTAAGTGAGCATACTGAAAAGAAAGGTAAATTTACATATCTTTCTTGGGCTTGGGCTGTAAAAGTATTATTAGAAAACTTTCCAGATGCGACTTGGGAAGTACATACTTTCTTTGATAACGGCATAGAAACACCTTATATGCGTACTGAGGCTGGTGCGTTTGTACAAGTATCAGTAAATGTAGAAGGAGTACGAAGAACCCAAGTACACCCAGTGTTAGACCATGTAAACAGAAGTGTAGATAACCCTAACGCATTTCAAATAAACAATTCTATACAACGTTGTCTAGCAAAAGCAATAGCGTTACATGGATTAGGTTTATATATCTACGCTGGTGAAGATTTACCAACTGAGCCTGAAGCGTTGAATACAAAACAAGTAAATGAAATGCTTATTTTACTTGGTAAAATAGATAATGCTGAACTTACTATGCAAATAAATAAAGCTATTGATAGTAAAGAGATAAACGATGCTAACTTTAAAGGTGCTATGGCTAAACTAAGGAGGCAACATGAAACCTCTTAATGTTGAAGGCAAAGCAGTTGACTTTAGAGATGATATATATAAACTGCAAACAAAGTATACAATAGGTGTAAACGATGGCAAAGAGTTTCGTGAAGCTACGTTTACTGGTACTAAGTTATATCACGGTAAACCTATGTTAACATTTGTAATGTATGGAGGTAGACGTAATGGTCATCTCAACTTAAATATTAATCAAAGCTATCTATCTTATGCGATAGAAGAACCTATGGAGGAAAATAAAGATGGGTAAATTAAGCGAAGGACAAGCTAAAGACTTGTTAGATAAAGGTGTTATTGATAAAAGCACTTATCAAAAAATGGAAAATGATGGTATTATTAGCGCAGGTAGAGGTGTGAAGCGTAGATATATACAAACAGCTGATGGTAACTTTGTATCACCTATGCTGTACTTTTCAGGATTAAAGGGTGCTAAATACTCAGATGACATGAAGAAATTGAAAACGGAAGTAAACCAAGTAATAGAAAAGTTTACTACCACAAACACGGAGAGTAAATAAACATGAAAGAAGCTAATATTAACTTTGTAAATAAAGATTCTGGATACACACCAGTACCAGAAGCTACATATCCAGCCCATGTATCTTCATTTAAAATGAATGAATACAATGGCAGTTATGTATTTAATGTTACATTTCAGGTAGCAGAAGAAGCCAAGAAACTAAAACTACCTAAACTACGTAAAGATAATAACGATAATCACGTTCCTACAGGTGAGTTCACTGATGGTGGCTTTGTTGTGGGTAAAGAATATAGAACAGATAAAGGCGTATGGCTTACACCTAATCCTAATGAAGGTGAAGAGTGGAAGAATAAACGCTATAAAGAGTTCTTTGAAAAAATGGGCGTGTCATTTTCTAAAAATGAAAGTGGTGTTGTTCAGTTAGGCATTGTAGAAGACGATGATGTATTCGGTCTTCCTTGCTTGATTACTCTTAAAGAAACATCCTTCACTAATAAAGATGGAGAAACTAAGAAAGCTTTACAAGTTTCTGAAGTCTCTACTTGGGAAGGTGGTACAAGAGTAACAAAAGAAGAGTTTGATGCTGACGATTTACCATTTTAGTGTTGAATAATTAATACTAATATGTTATATTATATGAGGGTTCAATGTATTGAGATTAACCAGGATATTCGGTTATCCCTGGTCATGTGAGTACAGGTATGGCTACTTGGGACCCTCGTATAAAAGGAGGAATCTTGGATAAACTTAAACAAGCACAAGAATTGTTACGTATAAATACTGTTTGGAATAGAATCGTACAACGAATAAAAAATAGTTTAGATATTGGTTCTAGTGAGAAAGATTTGATAGACGATATTGTGCAAATTGAATGGGCGAAGGAAAAACGCAATGAACGAAGCAGTAATAACAATTAAACTAACAGATAGTGAAGTAAACTTAATGGTTGAAACACTTAAAAATAGCACCTTAAATGGTGAAATGAAAGAGCCACTACAAAGATTAGAAAGCGATTTAGTTGATATTCTTGACATGGTATCTTTAAAACGAAGAGAACAAAAACTTATAAATAGTAGGGAGGTTACTATTGGGGAAAACTTATCTTAATAAACTAAAGCCTGGTTCTAGGTTTAGTCTACATGGTTTACAGGGAATATTACTTAATGTAGGTATTAATGCAGAAGTATTAATAACTGAAATACCTGACGATGCATGGCATAGAAGTAATGAATCTTATTATAAAGGTAGACAAACTTGGGCTGCCAAGACATTAGTGGAGGAGCTATGAAATGCGAAGCATGTGGACACGAAAACGGAAGAAAATACAATCCAATAAAGCGTATCATTTCTCTCTTGGAAGCAAGAGGCGAAAACACAATATGTCAAAGAAGATTAAAACGAGTTATAAAATTAATTCGTGAGAATATTAAGTCTGATAGTAATAATCAAAAGTCATTTTACTTTCTGCAAGCAATATCAAAGATACCTAATGGTACTGTAGAAAGAATTATTCATCAATACAACATGGATGAAAGAGTATATCAAGGTAAAGGCTTTGCATATCTACAACAAATGATTGTATCTGAATATGAAAATGAATCTAAACTATTAGAAAATGAAATAAAAAAGTTTGGTAGAACACCAAAGAAAACAAAAGTTGAGCGAGGAGAATATAAAAATGTCTATAGTAGCAATGGAGGAAACACTCTTTCCAGTTAAAGAAGTTCCAGCAACCTTTATGAAAGCTGAAGGTAAGAAAAGAACTTTAATGACTGAAACAGGGTACAAGTTCATCGTAAGAAAAGATACAGGAGATGTACTATCTTGTATGACTGATGAATATAAAGTAGTTGACAACAAGACTGTTGTTGATAAAGTACAAAAAGTATTAAAAGGAAACGGAGTTGAACTAGCTGAAGCAAGAACATTTTCTGGTGGACAACGTTCTATTTGGAAATGGAATTTTCCTAATACTGAAGTCAAAGTTGATAAAGGCGACTTGATAAATCCACAATTAATCGTTGCAAATAGTTATGATGGTACAACATCAGTTAATGTAATGGGTGGTGCATTCAGACTTGTTTGTTTAAATGGTTTGACAATTGGTAATGTTTTAACTAAGAAAAAAGCAGTACATAAAAACAATAATACTGGTATTGTAGATATTGATAAGACAATAACTGATACAGTAACTATGTTGGTTCAATTGTTTGAACAGGAATTTCCTAGACTAACAAGTACTAAGCTTAGAAAAAAACATATGATAGATATATCTAAGATTATTCCAACACAATATATGGAAGACTTTACAAGATATTGCGTAAACAATAATATGAATACATATTGGGATTTACTAAATGCTTGTACTTATATTGCAACACACGTTGCACATAGAGATAGAGAGTCTGTACATCTAATGGAGAATCAGATATACCCTACAGTAACAAGATTAGCAAGAGCATAGGTTCCTAAAATGCATAAGGTCCCTGAGATTAGACCACTTGATAGAGACTGGCTACTGCGCAGAAGTCATATAGAGAACGTAGCGTGACCCTCTCTACAAAGTCTATTCTCTTGCTAGTAATTAGGAGTAGCAACAGATAAATGCGATTCGGAGATAGTATACTGATTTATACTAGCTACTCCTATAACATTTGGAGGAAATATGAAATTAACTAATAGGGAAAGAGCATGGGAAGATAGAAAAGAATCTTCTGATGACTTTATAATTAAAGAAAATTTTGAAGAAAGACTTAAGAATTTTAAGTCAATTGACGTTTGGAGCAAAGAACATATTGCAGAACGTGAAGAATTCTATAAAAAATTCGGTAGAGGTTGGTGGATATTTTGTGGAGTTTCGGTTGTAGAAAAATACAATGAGCAATGGATTAATAAATATAGAGTTTTAGATGGAGAAATAAATGAGTAAAGATATGGATGATATGTGGGTATGTGATTATTGTGGTTCAGAAGAAGTATCTCAAGGTGCCTGGGTTGATATTAACACAGAAACATTAGTAGATTTTATGGACAATAGTAATTATTGGTGTGATACATGTGAAGATGAAGTGAAACCAATAACATACTTTGAATTTAAAGAAAAGATTGCTGAAGAATGCGGAGGCAATAAAGATAAATATGATAAAATAATGGATGGGAGTAGAATGTAATGGGATATTTCAAGAAAAAAGAAATAGAACGTATGGATAACTACAAGTTAAGAGAATCAGAAGACTTTGAAGACGGAGTAGATAGGTATCCTATGCCTCATATACCTACAGAAGAGGAAATAGAAGATACTAAACAAGATACTACTTGGAGTATTAAACACGAAGGACACTTGAACAGAAATAATATAATCTTCCATACTAATAAATATCAAAAAATTTATCAAAAGATGAAAAAAGTTGATGATAAAATTAAAGAAAGAGGTGAGCAAAGTGAACGAAATATTAAAAATACAAAGAGAAATAGATAAATTAATTAAGAAGTTGAATGAACTTGGATACGAATTTATGTACTATAATAGCGTGTCTAGTGTAAGAAGTAAGAGGAAAAAATAATATGATGAAATTTATAAGTATACCTGTATATAGCAGTACAGATGAAGAAACTGGAGTAACGCATTACGATACAGATGCTATGCGTGAAAAGTTTGAAGAAGAAATGCAGTTATTAGAAAGCACAACACAAGCAGAACTTGATGGATGGGCTGATAAACAAGCAGATTATGCTATGGATAATATGACAAGTGATTTATATGAACAGGCTAGGGAGGCATTTGAATGAGCGAAACACTAAAAGAAAAATATAATAGAACTAAAATGTGGTACGATTCAGCAGAAAAATTACTTAAAGGTAGAACAATAGAAATGGTATGGTGGGGTTTATGGGATGAAGAATATCCAGAAGAAGGTACTGGTTTAATATTTACCACAGATAAAGGTGATGCATTCTTTGTAGGAATGGATGACGAAGGTAATGGTCCTGGTGCTTTACACATTGGTATGGATAAAAAACGTCAAGAAAAACTTAGAAAACAAGGATTTTGTGTTTCCTGTTTACCAGTAGGAGTAGAAAGTAATACGTCATATAGAAATATGTGGTTAAAAATGAAGGGTTTAAATAATCAAAGTTGGGAAGATGCTGGTCATACTGAACTAACGGAGGCTGAAAATGGTTAAGAAATATACATTTGAAGAATTATTAGACTTATCGTACGGAGAATATCCTTGGTGGACCACAGCTGATAATCACGATGAAAGAATGTTTTATACAGCTATACATTATCAAATGATGGCTGATATGGCTATAAAGAAAAAGTTTCAT